AAATCTGAACGAATTCAAGACATCAGCCAACAAACGGCTCGATAACCATGATGAACAGAATAAGGCTATCTTAGTACTAGCCGAGCAAGTGAAATCGCTTGGTGAAGACGTAAGAGAGCTTAAAAATTTGATTCAAAACAAACAACAGTAAAAGGAGAATAACACATGATTAACTGGAAAGTACGTTTTAACTTAAAAAATAAAACATTCTTATTGCGAGTGGCATTCGCAATAGCTTTGCCAATTCTCGCCTATTTCAATCTTAAATTGGAGGACTTGGTCAGTTGGGGAGTCATTTTAGACTTGCTTGGCAAATTCTTTGCGAACCCTTATCTCGTGGGGTTGACGATTGTAAATATCCTAAATATCATTCCAGACCCAACAACTGCAGGAATTTCTGATAGCAAACGTGCTCTTGACTATCAAGAGCCAAGCGAAGATTAGGAGAAAACAATGAAGAAAAACGACTTATTCATCGATGTATCTAGCCACAATGGATACGATATTACAGGTATTTTGGAGGATATGGGTACACAGAATACCATTATCAAAATTTCTGAGAGTACAAATTATCTAAACCCTTGCTTGTCTGCTCAGGTGGAACAATCCAATCCTGTTGGTTTTTATCATTTTGCATGGTTCGGCGGAGATGTAGAAGAGGCTGAACTGGAAGCAAGATATTTATTGGACAATGTTCCTAAAAAGGTTAAATATCTGGTACTAGACTACGAAGACCATGCTAGCGGAGACAAACAGGCAAATACAGATGCTTGTATTCGCTTCATGGAAATCCTCAAAGAAAATGGCTACGAGCCAATCTATTACAGCTACAAGCCATTCACGCTCAATAATATCTATTATGAGCAGATTCTTGCGAAATTCCCAAACAGCCTTTGGATTGCCGGGTATGGGCTAAATGATGGAAATGCTGATTTTGAGTATTTTCCTAGCATGGATGGGATTCGATGGTGGCAATATTCTTCAAATCCCTACGACAAGAACATTGTTTTACTAGATGACGAAGAAGCCGAGCCAAAATGGAAAAGAAATGATACTGGTTGGTGGTGGGAACACCCTGACGGATCTTACCCAAAAGAAGAATGGGAAAAAATCGGCGGTGTGTGGTACTACTTTGATGCTAAAGGATATTGTCTAACCAGTCAATGGTTCAAAGAAAATGATAAGTGGTACTACTTCAAAGAAAATGGGGCAATGGCCATTGGTTGGGTGTTTGTGAATGGCAAATGGTACTATCTTGATGCTTCAGGAGCAATGGTCACTGGCTGGGTTCAATACAAGGACAAACTATACCATCTCAAAGAAGAGAATGGCGCAATGTCTTCAGAAGAACTTGTTAAAGTTGAAGGTGGCTGGTACTATGTCAACGAGGATGGCAGTCGTTCAGATAAACCAGCGCTTACTGTCCTGCCTGACGGTTTGATTACCACAAAATAAAATAAAAACAGAAAGAAAAAAATTATTACACTAGACCGCAGGCTCAGGCTTGCGGTTTTTTTGTTTGCAATAATAAAAGCAGTGACCCAAATCACTGCTTATCAGCTGTAGCAAATTCATAAAGTTTTTCTGCTGTGAGAAGGGCCATTTTGTCCATGCTTGTTTTTCCTTTCCTGAGATCAGAAACAGTAGTCCACGGAACTCCAGCGCCTTGCGAAATAGCAGATGTAGAAATAGAACTGTTAAGTAATTCTTGAATAACTTTTCTCATATTATTTGTCCTTTTTATTTTTTAAATAGATATATACATTGATTGCAATTATAAAAATAGCTATTGCACTAACCATTGCTTTTCCTCTTTTCATTTGATAAAATAGAGGTGTGAGGGGCTTTCGCCCCAACCTCTTAGCGTTTACCTTTTTCTTTGACGGGATTTCGGTTTACGCTTTTTGTTTTGCCTTGCGACCGTTATTGCGGTCACTAGACTTGCGATAGCAGTTACTGTTTCAGGGATATTGTCTATCGCCTTTTCAAGTAACCTAAGCCAATCTTCTTTGTTCAACTTCTTCACCTCCTTTCCTTATCTTGATTATATTATATCACGGTACACCGTGAAAGTCAAGCATTTTGATAAAGTTTTTTACTTTTTTTCAAAAAAAATAGACCTTGTCCAGAGGTCGGGGAGTTGGAGGGGACACCCTCCAAGAGTATTGATTTAATAAGATTTTATTTTACCTTTTTCATAATAATCTCCCTTAACTCCACCCAATCAGGTGGAGTTTTTTAGCTCTATTTCAGGCTTTTGGGGACTATTCTAAAAATCATTTTTCGATATTTTTCGGTATTTTTTGGATTTTGGTCGGGGAATTTGCGGGGACTTTTTGAGGTTTTTGCGGGGACTTTTTAGCGAATATGACTAAGAAATAGGTCTGTTGTCGCTTCAGCAAGTTCGTCCTCTACTTGATTGTAACGATCGGTCATATAGACTTTTGTATGGCCCAGCGCCTGGCTTAATTGTTCAAGCGGAACCCCTGCAATAATGCTTTGAGTTGTGAAGAAGTGGCGCATCATGTGAGGTGTTACATGCAATCCTGTCGCTTCATTCACTAGATTGAAGTTTCTATTTAACTGGTTTGGATTGATGAGACCACCTTTTTCGTTCAGGGTGATATAATCTTTTTGTTGTTCCTTGATAATTCCTAACTTTCGCTTAATCTTAGAAGCTTCAGCTATCAGATAATAGATCAGGTCTGTTCCGATATCATCAAGGCAGACATATCGCTCTGAATCCTTCGTTTTAAGCCCTCCTTTCCCTTCCAAGGTCTGGTTGCTTCGACTATCTCTAAGATGTAGTATAGCCCGTCCACTGTCGTTCTGAGTGACGTCCATTGGGCGCAATCCAAAGACTTCTCCTCTTCTTAACCCAAAAATTGTCAGATAGGTTAGAGCGTAGAATTGTTTTGACATGATTTCTTCTGCCTTTGCTATCCAAGTCTTAAACTCTTTGAGAGTCACTTTCTTGTTAGTAGCAGGGATATCACTCTGGCCAATAAAGACACCTTTCAAGCGATTTGAGAGCAGATTCCCACTTTTCACGGCATCATTCAGCAATGCCATGAAGCTGGAATTGAGAGTTTGAACAGTGTATCGGGTATGGTTCTGCAACTTTTCAGCGATAAAGAGTTCATACTCATTTCTATCCAGGTTTTTAAGCAGAACAGAACCAAACTTGGGTTTAATATGGTTTTTATAGAGGTTGTCATTGAGGTAGTAGGAAGTGTCATTCCAGCGCCCTGTTGACAATCTCTTTTCAGAATAGATATCCCAATACTGATCAAGTGTTATATTGGTATTGATGCCTAATTCCTGATCGTGGATTTGTTGTTCAATTTCTGTTAAGGCTGCACGAGCTTGTGGAAGGGTTGCGAGACCACTTTTAGTAATCTCTTTCTTTTTACCATGAAAATAGAAAGAGCGTCTGATATAATAACGCTTGCCTTTGGCAGTCTCATAGTAATAGATATTTGGGTATTTTGTTTTATTATATTTCATTGTATTCTCCTTGTTTATCAGCTTCTGGACAAGGTCTAAACATTGAGAATATTGACATCACCCCTTTCATGGTGTAAAATAGGGTATAGAAAAGAGGCCTTTTTAATGGCTGATTTTTTTATAAGGTTGAGCTTCACAATCAAACTTTGGCGAGGGAAATTGTGGGGCTTTTTTTGCTATTTTATGTTAAATATTTTCATTTTACCCTTATGCTCACTAGCTATTTGAGTTTTATCTTTATCAGATACATAGACGAGTAGTTCAGGAATGTCTTTTTGTGCATCAATTTTATAATCTTTTTCTTCGGCCCATTTTTCAAAAAGAGTGTTTTTAGCCTTCAGAAATTCATTTGTGATATAAATTTTTCGACTAATACTTTCATATTTCCAACCTTCCCCAAGTCTTACAGAAACAAATTTATCATCTCCGCCTGGGATAAAATCAACTTTTTTTCCGTTGTCAATAATTTCAGCGTTGTCTTTAAAGTATAACGCGAAATCTTCGCCTAACTCTTTAGTCATTTTAAATTTCTGTTCAACTGCTGCTGGTGTTGCTTTTTCAGCTTTGGCTGCAGTATTTTTAGATGGGCTCTTTAAAATACTATTTGTCACACCGATAGCTAAGACAGCTACCAATATCCAAAACCAAACTTTTTTATAAAAAGGTTTAGAATCTTTTTCTTTTTTCATAACATCTCCTTAAATTATATTTGCTAAATTATAATATTCCTCTTTTACCATGATTTCATTTGTCACGGTTTTTAGATTGTAGTAGGACACGAATTTGAGGTAATCAAATTCTGTAGGGACGTCAAGGCTCTTCAGCGCGTCTTTATAGAGCCTTTTTGTTATTCGGATTTTTTTGATAAGTGTTGTTGAATAATTAAGGCTACGTTGGCTTTTTCTTCTTCGGTCATAGGAGGTTCATTTGGATCGTCTACCGAAAACTCGATAGCATGCCACTTATCATTGACTCTAATCCACTCTCTTCGTCTATGACATTGACAATCCAGGCTGTGTTTAATCACTTCCATTGGTCTGCTTTCGTCACTCATGTTATTTCTCCCTGTACAAATCCACTACTTCACCTATAATTCGGAAGTCTGTTTCTGGTGTGATTGGCATATCTTTGTACGCTGGGTTCAAGCTATGTAGGTATGCCTGTTCTTTGTCGATGACAAGCTGCTTGATATAAGCATCACCGTTGTAGTTGAATACTCCAATAACACCGTTATTTAAGTCCACGCTGGTTTGGATAAAGACAAGGTCGCCATCGTGGTAGTCAGGCTCCATAGAGTCCCCTTTGATTGGGATGACAAAGTCGGCATCAACATCTACTGGCAACTCAATCCGTTCCACTCGTACATCGTTCAAATACTGCCCTGTACCTGCAGAAGCTGGGTGGTCGTAGTAGTCGTAACTGTAGAGCTGAATGACTTCCGATACTTCGGTTATCTTCGTTTCTTCTTCGTTTTTTTGACTCTCCAGAAGTTCCTCAGACGTCCGTAGCACGATTTTTTTATTTTGGGTGGTTAATCGTACCACTTTATCTGTAATCTGCTGAGTGAGTAAATCCGAAGCGTATGGGAGGGGATTGGTGGATTCTACTGCATTTTTTGAGACAGCAGGAAAGAAATCATCAATCGAAACATCAAATATATCACATAACTTAAAAAGCATATCTTGATTTGCTTTTCTTTCTCCTTTTTCGTATCGACTGATTGTTTGTTTTGTAGTATTCAATCTTTTTGCAAGTTCATCTTGAGTAAAACCGGCTGATTTTCGAAAAGTTTTAATCTGGTTCCCAATGTATTTTTTCAAATCCATGTTCCGTACCTCAATTTAAGTAATTCTATAAGTAGATTATATAAAAAAGTCACCGAAAACGCAACTTTTTTTATTTTTTAATTAAAATACTGTTGACGAGTCACCGAAATGGTGATATAATATAATCAAGCTTAAGGGGATAACAAAAACAAACCGGAGGGAAACATCATGAATAAAGGACTTACAACACAAGAACAAATCGCACTAGCAAAAGAAATCTTACAAGTTAAGAACCGCAGAGAACGCTCACTTAAATTAGGAGAAATCCTAGATCGTGAAAAACTATCGTCAGATGATATGTACGAATTGTATAACACACTATTGACAGCAATCAGAGTTTACGGAGACGTCATCGGATTTGATGACAAGGACTTTCAAGAAATGGCTCTTACAATCTTGGTTCTTGAAAAGGTTGAAGAAGCGAAAGAAACTAGGGTAGCGTAGAGGGGCGCAATTCCCCTCCTAGTTATTGCTCACAGAGCGAAAATAATAGAGAAAGGAGTAGGAAAATGAGACCAAGACGGTATCCGTATAGTGGGAAAAGAAAAAAGCAATCTGATGGACAGATTGCTAAGTTAAAAAGAGATATTGATGTAAATCGTACAAATATATCAGCTTTAAAATCCGCTATAGAAACTTTAAATAGTCATCGGAATTATCGATAACTTGATAACCTTGAGCGGTTGCTTCTTCGATAATTTCAGCTTTAGACATTTCAAAATCAGATAACTGAATTACTGCGCTAGGTTTATCAGTAGTCGATTCTGAAAAATTAGATAATAGAATATTATCGAGATCTGCCCAAGTTAGTTTCTTAAGAACGTGGTTTGGCTTATGGCTAAGCTTACTCATTTTTTTGAATCTCCTTTCTATTGAATTTTTGACTAAAACGGTGAGAGGTCCTAGTCAAGAATGATTATAACATAGATTACAGAAATACACAACATATTGTTAACTAAATATATTTGTTTAACAACATATAGTGTTTTGAGGTGAAAAAATGTGGGAAAAATTAAACAGAATCATGCAGGAGAGAAATTTGAACGGAAATCAATTATCTAAGATATCTGGAGTCAACCGTAGTTTCTTTTCTGATTTAAAAAGTGGAAAGGTGAAATACCTTTCTTGGCCGAATATATGCAAAATTGCTGATGCATTAGAAATCAGCATAGATGAATTAAGATAAGGAGGTAGGAAGGTGCAAATTTATCTGTATCAATTAAGAAAAGAAAAAGGCATTACACAGAAAGAATTAGCCCAAAAACTTGGCATTTCTGAAACAGCATATCGTCAGAAAGAGAAAGGACAGAGCGCTTTTACTCAGGATGAAATGTTTTTCTTGCGTAACTTTTTCGATAAACCTTTACAAGATATTTTTTTACCAAGAAAGTCACCAAAACGGTAACTATATATTAAAAAAACAAAAAAGCACCTAACAGAAGTCAGGCGCTCAACAAAATTACTAACTGAATTATATCACGAAAGGAACATTATGAACGAAATTTTTAACTTTCACGGACAGGAAGTCCGTACTTTGACAATTGATGATGAACCTTGGTTTGTTGGGAAAGATGTTGCAGATATTTTGGGGTATGCTAAACCTCTGGATGCAATTTCTCGGCACGTTGATGAAGATGACTCCGTGAAATACGGACTCACCGACAATTTAGGTCGAACACAAAATACTATCATCATCAACGAATCTGGTCTCTATTCTCTCATTCTTTCAAGTAAGCTTCCACAAGCAAAAGAGTTTAAGCGTTGGGTGACATCAGAGGTTTTGCCAGCTATTCGTAAGCAGGGCGGATTTATCCGTGAGGACTTGGACGAGGATGCCTTCATTGCTCTATTTACTGGCCAAAAGAAATTGCGTGAGCAACAAGCTAGCATGATTGAAGATATCGACTATCTAAAAAACGAACAGCCAATTCACCCGAGCTATGCTCAATCACTACTGAAGAAGCGTAAGGCTCGTGTGGTAGCTTGCTTGGGCGGGATTGATAGTCCAGCTTATGCTGATAAAATCTTCGCTCAATCAGTATTCAGACAAGCTGAGATTGATTTCAAGGACCACTTCAACATTAGTCGCTATGACTTGCTACCGAAGAAATCTGCAGAAGCAGCATTGAAATATTGGATGACTTGGGAACCAAACACCAATACCAAGATGAAAATCATGAAATTGAACTCATTTGACGAAGTGTAGGAGGGGAAGAAGATGGACAATGTTCTACTTTCACTATCTGAATGGATTAAGTCCATTATCAAGGACACAATCACAAGGCTAGTCGAAATAGAAAAAGATAGTGATCACTATCCAGAGTTGATGGATGTGAACACTACCTGCGAATTTCTAGGAATTAAGTATGCCACATTTTCAGATAATTATCGTTACTTAAAGGGATTTCCAAAGGAATTACCTGGTAAGAAATGGTCAAAAAGAGCCATCAAAGAATGGCTCTCTAATCAAATATAATAACTTTACTAAAAGGCTTCTGGACAAGGTCTTAGCAAAATTATTTGACTATATTATAGCACAAAAAGAGGATAAAAAACATGAACAATTTACAAATTATCGCAGTATGCACAGCAGTGTCAGTAGTCTTGATTGAATCGCTGATTATGAATATCAAGCTGAAAATGGCCATGAGACCAAAGAAGAAGATTCAATTTCAAGCGCCACAAATCGAAAAAGGGTTTATTGACTTTAAAACAGGTCGCCGTGTTGACATTGATCCCGTGACACGAAAAGAAACATTTGTGGATTAGTAGAGAAACGGAGGGCATCGATGGTAGTTAAAAATAAGCGATACTACTGGATTCAACTAGCTCAAGATTTTTTCAAGTCCAAAGAAATGAAATTGCTTCGGAAGATTGCAGGTGGCGACACGCATACTATCATCTATCTCAAAATGATGTTGATTAGTTTAGAGGATGGTGGGCACATCTACTACGATGGCCTTGCTGACAATCTAGCTGAAGAAATCGCTCTTGTCATTGATGAGAATGTTGAAGATATTAAAATCACTTTGATTTTCTTGGAGAGTAAGGGCTTGCTGACTAGAAAAAATGATAGGGATTATTTTTTAGAACAGGTTCCTGAAATGGTCGGGAGCGAAACGGCGAGCACTCGTAGAAGTCGCAAACATAGAGAGTTGAGGGGGTTGCATTGCAACGCCATTGCAACAACTTGCAACGGAGATATAGATAAAGATAAAGATATAGATACAGAGATAGAGAAAGATATAGATGAAAATCCAGTCGCACTCATCGTCGAAGAATATCAATCTCGTATCGCTCCGTTGGATGGAACTCAATTTGAACTCTTGAAAGAGTTCATCACATTAGATGGTATGGAAGCGAAGGTTGTCCTGAAAGCAATTGGTCTTGCTGCTGACAATGGTAAAAGAAATTTTAGTTATATCAGAGCGATTTTGACCAATTGGAAGAACGATGGAGTTTTGACGATTGCAGCAGTCGAGGAACGTGAGCGAGCGTACAAAGAAAGCAAAATCAGCAAACGTCCAGGTAATCAGAAATCAAATGTTCCTGAATGGTCTCAACCTAATTATGTCAACAATACCAGTGATGAGACTAAGAAGGAACTCGAAGAGCGTAAACGTGAACTACTTGAAAGGCTTGATAATGGAGGTGGCTGATGTTTATCTTAAAACATGGGACAAGAGAAGATAAACCGTTCTTGATGTCTGTGGCTATTAGTGTGACTGGAATTGATGTCTCATATTCGGACGAGCGAAAAGCTATGCGGTTTATTTCTCGTGCAGTTGCGTTGCAGGTGGGCAAGGCATTGAGAGTATCCTTTGGGAATTTCTATCCAGTGGAGGTGGAGGGATGATGAAATTCTTAAACGGTGACTGTATGGATATCATGAAACAATATTCTGATGATTACTTTGACCTAGCTATTGTCGATCCGCCATATTTTTCTGGTCCAGAAAAAAGAAAATACTATGGTCGAAAAGTCAGTCCGATTGGTGTCAATAGGCTTTATGGCGAAACCTCAGAGTGGCAAATTCCAAATAGAGATTATTTTGACGAACTTTTTAGAGTTTCAAAAAATCAAATCATTTGGGGTGTGAACTACTTCGACTACTCTTTTGATCCTGGTCGCATTGTTTGGGACAAGGTTAATGGTCAATCAAGTTTTTCAGATTGTGAGATAGCATACTGCAGCTTACATGATAGTACACGTCTGTTTCGTTATATGTGGAATGGCATGATGCAAGGCAAGTCAATATCTGAAGGTCATATTCAGCAAGGAAATAAGGCATTGAATGAGGTTAGAATTCATCCAACTCAAAAACCAGTCAATCTTTATCTTTGGTTGCTGCAAAACTATGCAAAAGACGGAGATAAGATTCTTGATACTCATGTCGGTTCAGCAAGTAGCTTAATAGCTTGTCAAGAATTAGGTTTTGAGTATGTTGGTTGTGAGCTTAACAAAGACATCTTCAACCTTGCTCAACAGAGACTTGAAGCTTATGAGAAGCAGTTGAAGTTATTTTAGGAGGTATTGATCATAAAGAAAATGATAGTCTGGGCACTCTTTGATAGTGGTAATGGTTCTTACTTCAAGGGAGCTAACTCTCTGAATAGTTCGGGGGGGGCGAATATTGAAATCTATTCAATCGGAATGGATATAGAAAACAAGAACAATCATTTCATAAATCTAGACCTTGCTGATTACAAACGTTTATTTGGAGATAACACGCTCTTTGACGAGCTTGACAAGTTGCCAAAACCTGACCTTGTAATAGCTAGTCCGCCATGTGAATCATGGTCAAATGCTTCTGCAATGGAAAATGGGAATGCGTGTTGGAAACGCAATGATGTGTCTGATAGCTTGTTTGCTCCACAAGTAAGACCTTCACCGTTCACGATCAGGGCAAATCAGGATTACGAGTCAGCCTATATAAATTATCAGTACGACAGGCAATTTTTAAAAAGGGTCAATGGCGAGCTAACAGCTTTCAACACAATAGAAATTATAAAAAGATATAGACCACAATTTTGGGTTATTGAGAATCCAGCTGCTGACAGACTGTGGCCTTACATTGAGGACATTATTGGATTCAGAATTCCATACAAAAACCTAGCTAGATACAATAATTATGATTATCCTTTACAAAAACGGACAATTTTTGGAAGTAATATTGAACTTAATCTTAAAAGCAAAATTATCAAGCAGGACATAGAGTGGAAGAATTTCTCAAAATCATACAACGAGAGATCTAATATACCTGAAAAATTGGTGTCAGAAATATTCAAAAAAATTTACGAGGAGTTTAGTAAATATGATTGAACTCTACTTCATTTATAACGGTCACCGCAAGATGCTCATTGGGAGTTTTGGCCACATACATAGCGCAATCAATGAATTAAAGAAACATCAAGCTAGTTACTCAGCAATCAGTCATCCACGATTTCGGAAAAGCATGAGTGGTGAGAACATCAGGATTGACTACGGATCAGTTGACTGCTACTACTTGATTACGAAGAAAACGGAGGAAAAGTAAGATGAATACAAAAATGAATTTGGAAGAAAAGGTTCAACAGTGGTTTGTTGACAGGAATTTACATGAAGCAAATCCTGTCAAACAATTCTTGAAGCTCATGGAAGAGTCTGGTGAATTGTTTGAGGGCATCGCAAAGGATAAATCTGAACTGATTTATGATGCTCTTGGAGATATCCAGGTAGTCTTAATTGGACTTGAACAACAGATCAAGAACGGTGCTCAGATTTCAGCAAATCAACAGGAACTTGAATTGCTTCTGATGGTTTCTAGTCTGGGTAATATCGCTCAGAAGCTATACGCTCATGTCTGTCACAATGAGGCACAGATTCCTTTAATCAAAGCAGATTTGATGTTTCTTGATAGCGTGATTAGTACGGTCTCATTTTGCAATGGCACTACAGCTGAAAGTTGCTTAGAAGAAGCTTATGAAGTCATCAAGGACCGCAAAGGTAAGATGATTGATGAGGTGTTCGTCAAAGAGGAGGATTTATAAAATGAAAAAACTAGGAATTATTATTGGTGTATTACTCGTAACAATTATCTCACCGTTTGTTGTTCAATTTGGTTGGAATGAGATTGTAACGACAATCCTCCCTGTCGGAAAGATTTCGTTTTGGCAAGCTTTGGGAGTAGATGCTTTACTAAGCTTCATAAATCCAACAATCTATAGTGATGAAGAAATTTCAAAAAAACTTACTCAGGCCATTTCAAAGATTATATATTTTGCATTTGTTCTGTGGCTAGCTAGTTTGTTCATTTAAGGAGGATCTGCCAGATGATTGAAATAAATGGTAAAAACTACGAAGTCCATAAAGTGAAATTCACAAAGAAGGATTTAAAAAACTTAAAAAAAGGAGAAACACTTATTTTTATCTCCAAAGAAGCTAAACAAGCTATAACTGTTAGTTTGGAGGACAAGGAGTGAGATATTTTAAAATCCTATGTGTTGTTTTACTCGCATCATTCCTCGTGGCATGTCACCAGATTTCGAGTGGGACGGTTGTAGACAAGTACATTGATGAACCTCACACAACATTCATTCCCGTTGTGTCTGGAAAAAGTTCGGTACTTGTACCAACAAGATCAAAAAGAAGATATATTCTGGTTGTTTCAGGATACGCAGGAAATAAGCAAGTTGAAGAAAGTTTTGAAGTGACAGCTAAGGAATACAAACACTACGCAATTGGCAATACTTTTATACAGGATGCGGTTTTAGAAAATGATGAAGGAGAAAGAGAATGATCAATAATGTTGTTTTGGTAGGTCGCTTGACTCGTGACCCTGAGTTGAAATACACACCATCAAATGTTGCAGTTGCGACTTTCAGTTTGGCAGTGAATCGCAATTTTAAGAATCAGGCAGGTGATCGTGAAACTGATTTTATCAGTTGCATTATGTGGCGTAAGCAAGCTGAAAATTTCGCAAATTGGGTTAAAAAGGGTGCCCTTGTTGGGATAACAGGACGCATCCAGACTAGTAGTTATGATAATCAGCAAGGACAACGTGTCTATGTGACAGAAGTGGTAGCTGAAAGTTTTCAAACGCTTGAAAAGAAGGATAATTCTGCGAACCAGTCAAGCATGGAAAACCAGATGCCACCAAGTTTTGGAGCAAGTGATCCGATGGATATTCCAGATGATGGATTGCCATTTTAGGGAGGTGTGAAGGATGAACAGACTGAAACAATTGAGAAAAGAAAAGGGGTTGACTCAGCAGGAATTATCTGAAGCAATAGCTGTCTCATACCGAACTATACAAAATTGGGAAAATGGGGAAAGTCCAATTAAAACTAATAAAGCAAGTCAGTTAGCAGATTATTTTGGAGTAAGCGTAGGATACTTACTTGGTTATGAACCTGAAAGTGAGCAAGTTAACAATTATCAAAAAATAAAAATTCGCTTTTCTGATGGTGAAGAACTTAGTTTTCTAGTAAGAAACTTTACAGAAAAAGAACTGACAAAAATTACTAGTCAGTTCAACAATGGAAATTTGATGAGGATTAGAAATTTGTCCGTCAACCCTAAAAATGTCAATTATTTTTTTGTTGAAGACTTTGAAGAAAATGAGGAGGTTAAGTGATGGTACAAACACTTGAACAAGCTATAAAAACTGAAAGCAAACGCATAAAAATCCCTGCGAAAATCAGACCGTTCGATGTAGGTTATCGAGTAGTAAACAAACACGGTCAACCGCTTGCCTTAAGAAATGGAGCAAGTATATTCGGCTTACCTTTTCTAGCGGAAAAAGCTATAAAGAAAGAGTTTGGGAAAAACGATCCATATTTTGATATTGAAGAGCATTCTGTTGAAGAGGTTGCTATTATCAATTTAAGTAAACTTCATAGATACTTTGAGGAGCTAGAGTAATGAATATTGAACGAATTTGGGGATATCCGTCTAAAAATACATTTTCAATAAAGCCAATCAAAAAACTTCTACGCGAAGAGGTCACAGGTGGCTTGTGGATTGATCCTTTTGCAAATAATGCTAAAATCGCTACGATAACAAATGACTTAAATACTGAATTTGATACAGATTATCATCTTGATGCTCTAGAGTTTCTAAAGATGTTTCCTGATAGTTCCGTTGACGGAATTCTCTATGATCCTCCATATTCTACAAGACAAATTTCAGAAGTTTACAAAGGGGTTGGATTGCCTGTAAACAAAGAAACAACTCAATCTACATTCTGGACAAAGCAGAAGAAAGAGATAGCGAGAATTGTGAAAATAGGTGGAAAAGTTATTTCATTTGGATGGAACAGTGGTGGGATAGGTAAAAAGAATGGATTTGAAGTAATTCGCGTTCTATTGGTTCCACACGGTGGACATCATAATGACACAATCGTAACTATTGAAGAAAAAATCAGAGAGGTAAAATTATGAACTACAAAATTATAACTAAAGGAAAAGAAATCGAATACGGTGCATTAGTCGAAAAATCAAATTTCTCAGACGAAGAATGGTCTGACATCTATGCAGAAATTGTAATACAAAATTACCCAGAAATCTTTGAAAGAAGAAAATCAGATACTGCATTTATTGATACGCTTGGTGCTTTGACTTCACTAGAAGAACGATACGAAGCATTACTAGAGCTATTGCCACAAGATCAATTTTCTCGAGCTGGTACACATCCAAAATGGGTGGCAGATGCAGTAGCAGAAAACACTTTGAACAAAGTGGATACACAATACGATGTATCTGATTTGATTGGACGAAGCAACACTCTCGAAGAATTGAAGAATGAGCTGACAGAGTATTTTGATTTGGAAGAATTGTAGGAGAAAATAGGAGATGAGGTAAGATTGTAATGACACAGTACAAGAAACCAACTTACATCATCATTCAGGAAGCAATGGCAGATCGCATTAGATTTCTGGAAGATGAACTGTACGAAAGGGCCTATAAGGATATTGAGAAGTTAGAAGTTCAAAATGATTTCTTAAAAGGTCTTTGTAACAATCAACTTGAAATTATCATGGATTACGAATGGAAGCAGATGCAAGAGCAGGCTGCGTTCATAAAAGCTAATACTAGAAAGTGGAGAGCAAGATGCAGCTAAGATTGAAAGAACTTAGAGAGGACCTGTGTCTCTCTGTCAAAGATATGGCTAGAGATACGGGTGTTTCTCAAAATACAATTCATTTGTATGAGCGAGGTGGATATCCATCCATTAAGCAAATCGAAATGATTGCTAAAACATATGACGTGAATCCTGCTTGGTTAGTTGGATGGATAGATGATGAAATGATGCCTGGAGTCCAGGTCATTGAAAAAGTGGTCTATAAAGAAAGTCCAACAGCAAGATTACCAGATTATTTCAACAATGATAACGATTTTAAGATTATCAAGTGGAAACAGTCACGAAGATTTCGAGGAGGTAGAATTTGAAGAAATTGAGCGACGAAGATCTCAAAACATTAGATAGGGAACTTTTCAAATTCCAAAACGTTCAACGGACAATAGATTTGAGAAGACTAGAACTAGAAACTCGAAATCCAGATGCTCAAAGTGGGCCCAGCGTAGGAATAAGCAAGCCTACCGAAACTATCGCAATCAGAATCACTGATGATCCAACCTTAAAATTTCTCGAAGGGTTCAAAGCTATTATTAACAAACTCCTGATCAATCTAGTTGATGAAGATAAAGAGATCTTTAATTTACGCTGGAGATATCCTCAATTAAGATGGGAAGAAATAGCGGAACAGAAATTCATGAGCAAAGCCACAATTTATAGAAGGAGGAGGATTATCTTAGAACAGTACGCTATACTGAAAGGTGAGTTGTAAACAAGAATGAGACAAAAGGCATCTTGAAGTCTCACAAAAAAAGGTTTATTATGATAGCATGAACTTCTGAAACAAAAACACATATCACACTTTAGGAGTCATCCTTAATTCTAGTCAGAAAAGTTGTCCAACAGAAGTATCGTCAAGAGTCAGCAAATGCTGACTTTTTGTTTTGGGAAAGGAGGTAGAATATGGAATTTGTATCACCGATAAAAGATAATGACGACATTCAGGCAATGAAAGATTATCTCAGAGAGTGGAATGAGATGTATTATATGCTATTCATTACAGGCCTGAATACTGGTTTGCGAGTCGGAGATATACTTACCTTGAAAGTTAAAGATGTTCAAGGCTGGCACATCAAACTGAGAGAACGGAAGACTGGCAAGCAGATAACAAGACGGATGACAAAAGAACTCAAGAAAGAAATGAGGAGATATGTCGAGGGCAAACCATTTCATCATTTCTTATTCAAGAGTAGGCAAGGTCAGAATAAAGCAATCACTCGTGAGCGAGCCTATCAAATCATACATGAAGCAGCTGAAGAACTTGGCATTGATAATGTTGGAACACATACAATGCGCAAGACATTCGGCTATAAATATTACAACAAGACAAAGGACGTAGGTACATTACAGAAAATGTTCAATCACTCATCACCTGCAATTACCCTGAGATACATAGGGATAGAACAAGCAGAGCTTGATGATGCTTTACGGAACTTTGTCATTTAATTTTTTTAGATATTACTTTCACATAATGAGTTAAGCATAAACTGAAAAAATGAAACTCTTTAAAACCCATGCTTAGTAAGGGTTTGAGATTTAGAGTGAGTTTAACAAAATATAAGATATGTGAAAGTGAGGGGTAAAACAACCTAGAAAAAAGGAGTGTAACATGATTAAAGAATATTGCGATATGCTGTTTGAATCTAGAGCAGTTGATAAACTAAACAAAGATATAAAAAACAATCCGGAAATAAATTTCAAAATAATTGGGTACAATGTCATTCCAAGAGAGTTCGGACCAGCTCTTACATTCATCCTTGTAAATTGGGAAAAAGAAATAGTTGAAGATTCTGCAACAAAAATTTCTATAATCCCAGAGTCAGAAATAGCCACAATCACAGATCCTGGAACTTTAGAGTTTACTTCAAAACGTTTTAACATACCAGACAATCCTGAATAATTTTTAAGAATGAGACAAAAGACATCTTGAAGTCTCACAAAAAAAGGTTTATTATGATAGCATGGTTTTCTTGTATGAGGAGGGATAGGTCACTGACCTGTCCCTTTTAGTATTGGGAAAGGAGGTTTGCTATGTACAACAAACCTATTAGACAATCCTTGAAGTCTAAGAAGTGGGAGAAGTTTCGTGACAGGATAATGCGAAGGTATGATTATCTTTGTCAAGAAAGTTTGCGATACGGAATTTCTGTTCAAGCAGAAATGGTACATCATATCTTCCCTGTGTCTGAATATCCTGAACTTGAATTTGTCGAATGGAATTGTTTGCCATTGACGAATAAGAAACATAATACGTTTCACGATAGAGTGAATGATAGAGTAATCAATCAAGGATTGTATTGGCAGAAAAAAAGAAAAAAAGAATTTTTAAATTTTTTCAAAAATGAAAAATGAAAATTTTTAGTCCCCCCTCTTTTTGAAAAATCATTTTGGCCAGTAGGGTACCGGTGAAGGGAACTTTTTCCAAGTCGGGGGCCTTCAAACAAAAAGGGGGTAAAAACTAAGCGATTTTGACGAAAGGAGGTAGTTTTTTGGCTAAACCAATTACAGCAAAGTCGATTAAGTCAAAAGTGGTCAAGCAGATGAAAGACTTGGGCACTTATCGTAAAGAGTTCGAAATGATCATTGACATTTTTGCAGGCATGCTATATCAGTATCAGAAACTTGCTCAAGATTATGCTGACATGGGTTATCCAGTAACAGACACCTACGTCAATAAGGCTGGTGCTGAGAATGAGCGCAAAGTTCCAATCTTGACAGCGATGGAAATTTTGAGGAAAGACATCCTCAGCTACTCTAATCAGTTGATGATGAATCCTAAGTCGCTCGGTGAGGTAGTAGAACAAGAAGGTGAGTCAGTTCTTACAGAAGTCTTGAAGTTTAAGAATGAACTGAAAAAGAAGCGAGTGAAAGATGGATAAAGACTTTGAAAAACGTTTTGCCGATTTTCGCCACGCTACAACCAATCTTGGGAAAGCTAAAGCCTATGTTGATTATGTCCTGAGCTATCAAGAGGAACATAACGAAGAACGGATTTTGGCTGCTGAACGCTTTTTGAGGGATTTGGAAAATCCAGCATATGAGCTTGATGAGGATATAGTGGATTTTGCCGTTCACTTCATTGAGAACTCAATTGTTCATCAGCAAGGAGATGACATGTTTGCCATGTCTATCCGTAACAAGCCTTTAATTTTGCAACCGTGGCAACATTTCACGGTTGTCAATCTCTTTGGGTTCTATCACGCTGGTACGAACGAGCGTAGGTTCAAAGAAGCCTTGATAATGCTGGCACGGAAAAACGGCAAGACCAGTTTTACTGCTGCTATTGCTTTGCTTTATCAGATTTTGGATGCCGATAGTGGTTCAAAATGCTATATCGTGGCCAACTCTGTCAAGCAAGCGCTGGAAGCCTTTAATTTCATCAAGTTCAACGTGGAACGATGGAATGAGAAATCTATCCGTATCAAGGACAATAACCAAGAACACTCTATCACAGCTAATTTTGGAGATGATGGGTCATTCTATATTCAGGCCTTGGCCAACGATGAGAGCCGTTTGGACTCTCTCAATGGCAATGTCACGGTCATCGATGAAGCTCACACGATGAGGAATAGTAAGAAGTATGGTCTTATGAAGAAAACAATGTCAGCATACCGAAACAGTATGCTTTTTGTTATCTCAACGGCTGGTGATATTCCTACTGGATTTCTTGCTAACCGCTTGAAATACTGTCAGAAAGTGCTCAAGCAGTTGGTACAGGATGAGGCTTTATTTATCTTTATTTGTAAAGCCAATCAGACAACGGATGGCGATGTTGGTGACTATCTTGATGATAATGTTTTGAAGATGGCAAATCCGTCTTGGGGTGTCACGGTGTCCATGCCTGCTTTGAGAGCTGAAGCAGAGCAAGCCATGAACGATCCACAGACTAGAAATGAGTTTTTCAACAAGACTTTGAATGTTTTTACAAACTCAATGAACGCTTATTTCAATCCTGATGAGTTCATTGCTTCAGACAGTTGTTACGATTGGACTTTGGAAGAACTGGCACGCTTGCCTATCCAGTGGTATGGTGGAGCTGACTTGTCAAGGTTGCATGACTTGACCGCAGCCGCCCTCTATGGTGTTTATCATGATGGGGAGAAAGATGTTGATATCTGCATCACACACGCTTTCTTTCCTCGTGTCAATGCTCAAAAGAAAGCCAATGACGATGGCATTCCACTTTTTGGCTGGCAGTCTGATGGTTGGCTGACGATGAGCAATACTCCGACCGTTCTCTATGATGATATTGTTAAATGGTTCATCAAGATGAGGGAGAAAGGGTTCAAGATTGCTGCTGTCGGAATGGATAGGAAGTTCGGTCGTGAGTTCCTGACGAAGATGAAACAAGCTCGGTTTAAGATGATTGACCAACCACAGCTTTTCTATCTAAAATCCGAGGGATTTAGACGGATTGAGTTCAAAGTTAAGAATAAAGAGTTTTACTATCTTCATTCTGATGCTTACGAATACTGTGTGAGCAATGTTAGAGCAATTGAAAAGGTGGACGATGCTGTGCAATATGAGAAATTAGACGGTGACGGTGGTACTGCAAGAATTGACTTGTTCGATGCCAGCGTTTTTGCTTGCATTCAGGCTCTTGCTAATCTTGGTAAGAATAGCGATGTGATGAGCTTCTTTGATTAGGTGGGATATGAAAGATATTTTTTTACCACTGGATAAGCCTTTCCAGCTAGAGCTATCAATATTAGATCCTAAAGTTAATCCAGAACATTGTAGAATTGGACAGACTGAGAAAGAGATAATCGTTAATAGAAAGGAGGTGAGGAAATATGGGGCTTTTAGATAGAATTCTGAAACGTGGTAAGAGTCGAAGCGGAACGAATGTTATCACTCATTCAGATTTTGGTCTTTATATCGACGGTGATAGCTATGTGCCACTGGCTCGCAATCCTGATGTGATTGCTGCAGTTAACAAGATTGCTGACATGGTATCCAATATGACCATTCATTTGATGGAGAATACCGACAAGGGAGACATACGGGTTAAAGATGGACTAGCTCGGAAGATTGATGTAAATCCATGCGAAAACATGACTCGCAAGACTTGGATTTTCAAGATTGTGCGTGACCTGTTGCTATTTGGTGACGGGAATTCGGTTCTTCATGTCGAATATGATCCTGTGAATGATTACATTTTGAACCTGAGACCATTCTCTATGAGTGAAGTATCGTTCAAGAGTGACGATGTTGGTTATGTTGTGAATTATCGTGGCATTGACTACAACTCAAGCGAAATCGTGCACTTTGTAATCAATCCTGATCCAGATAATCCATTTGTAGGGACTGGATATAGGCTTGCTTTGAGGGATATTGTTAGGAATTTAAACCTTGCAACTCAAATCAAAAAAGGCTTTATGAATGGCAAGAACGTTCCTAGCTTGATTGTTAAGGTTGATTCTTCGAATGGAGAATTGGGCACGCAAGAGGGGCGAGACAAGGTCGCTAAGAAATACTTAACAACAAGTCAGGCAGGTGAGCCGTGGATTATTCCTGATGCTTTGTTGAGTGTCGAACAGGTTAAGCCACTCAGCTTAAAAGATATCGCTATCAATGAATCTGTTGAAATTGACAAGAAAACAGTTGCTGGACTCTTGGGAGTTCCAGCTTTTATTTTAGGAGTTGGAAGTTTCGACAAAGAAGAATACAACAACTTTGTCAATACAACGGTTATGAGTATTGCTAATACAATTACTCAGACCTTAACTAGAGATTTACTAGTTTCAAACAATCGGTATTTCAAACTTAATGCTCGCTCTCTTTATTCGTATGACATTACAGAATTGTCATCAGTAGCTAAACAGATGACCCAAAATATGGCAATGCGTCGAAACGAGTGGAGGGATTGGCTTGGGATGCCGCCTGATCCTGATATGGATGAGCTCCTTGCTCTTGAAAATTATCTACCGCAAGACAGACTTGGGGACCAAAAGAAACTGAAAGGGGGTGAGGAAGAGAATGAACAGACGGAATAGTTATCGTACTGCTCAATTCAAAACACGAGAAGAAGCTGACAGCGGTGATTTGATTTTGAGTGGGTACTTTATCAAGTTCGATGAAGTTACTGAATTATGGCCGGGTTACTTTGAGGTAATCAAACGTGAGGGTGTTGAAAAAGCCATCAAAGGAGCTGACATCAGGGCATTATTTAACCATGATGATAGTTTAGTGCTTGGTCGGACTGGCAATGGAACGGTCACTTTGGGAGTTGATGAAATCGGACTTTACGGTGATATCATTATCAATAAAGATGACCCACAAGCTGTTGGGGCCTATGCTCGTGTTCAGCGTGGTGATGTGATTGGATGTAGTTTTGGCTTTATCCCAATCAAAATCAACACGGAAGAGCAAGCAGATGGTTCGTACCTGGACACTGTCTTAGAATTAGAAATCTTTGAAGTGAGTCCATGCACATTCCCAGCCTATCCACAAACGGAAATTGCTGCACGACAGAAAGACTTTGAAAGTCAACAGCGTGCCAATCGTGAAGCGCTGGACAAGCGCAAGAAAGAAATTAAGGAGAAATTTAATCTATGCACAAATCATTGATTTTAGGCGCTCGCATGCGCAACAAAGCAGAAAAAGTGGTAGAGCTTGAAGAATCAATCAAAGAATTGAACAAGCGTTCTGAACTTGAAGCGAAGAAATTGGATCAAGCTGGAAATGATGAAGAAGTTTCAGCGGTTGAAAAGAACCTGGAAGATATCCAAAAAGAATTGGAAGATAAATTGGCAGAAAAAGAACAACTTGAAAAAGAAATCGAAGATTTGCAAAATCAAGTTGAAGAATTGAATCGCAAAGCCCCGACTTACCCAAGTCAAGAAAAACGTGGAGGACAGAAATTGGAACAACGTGACGCAATCGCTAAATACATTCGTACTGGTCAAACTCGTGACATCGTAGGCTTGAAAACTACTGATTCAGGAAGCGCAGCTTTAATCCCTACTGAAGTTTTGAAACCTCATTTTGTTAACAAAACACGTAATCCACTTTTGGATCTTGTGGAACGTGTGAAAGTTAACAGTGGATCTGGTAAATATCCAGTTATCAAGAAAACGGATGGTGTAATGATTTCAACAGATGAATTGAAATCAAATCCAGAACTCGGAAAACCAGCAATCAGCGAGATTGATTATTCAATCAAGACTTACCGTGGATATGTCCCTGTGTCACAAGAAATGATTGACGACGCAGACTATGACATCATGTCCATTGTTGAAGACGAAGTGTTCAATCAAGGTGAAAATACTGAATTGTCATTAGTTACAGCTGTCCTCAAAACAGCTACCCAAGCAGATGCGGCTGGATTTGATGGTATTAAAGATATCTACAACAAGAAGCTTAAATCAATTTATAAAGCAAGCATCGTTGTAACTAAGTCAATGTTTGCTGCGCTTGACAAGGTGAAGGACAAAGATGGACGCTACATGCTTCAAACTGACGTGGCTTCACCTACTGGCTATTCGTTTGGTGGAAAAACAATCTACAAAGTAGATGATACAGTGTTTGGAAATGAAGGAGACATGAAATTCTTCATTGGGGATGTCACTGAGTTCGTCAAAGAGTTTGACCGCGCCCAAGTATCTGTTAAATGGGTGAACAATGATATTTACGGACAATTGCTTGGACTTTTCATCCGTCTGGATATCAAGAGGGTAGATGAAGAAGCCGGATTCTTCGGAACCTACACTGATGTTGTAGCTTAAGGAGGTAGCGTATGAGCTATAAAGTAATCCGTCCTTTCAAGGACTTGTCTGATCCTGAAAAACATGACTACGCTGCTGGCGATATCTTTCCTCGTGAGGGATATGAGCCCACAGATAGCTTTACCAATGGCCTTTTGACTGGTGCAAACACTGCTGGCTCTATCTTCCTTGAAGTTTTGGGAGATGATGAGCCTAAGAAACCAGTTACTGAAACAAAAGAAGTGAAGGAAGAGCCCGCAGTTGAGCAGGAAGAAACAGTTGAGGAAACTGCTGAAGAGTCTGCTAAGGAAGTTGAGGAGTAAACATGGACGAAGGTCAGCTTTTAGAATTGCTGAAGCTTAAGCTGGGTATTTCAACCAGCTTGAGAGACAAGCCGTTAAATAAAATCATTTCAAGTGTCATCACTGAATTGACCGATAACCTCGGTATCGAGCTTGTTGGTGAGCGTGCTGACCATGAAATGTTTATCGTTGACTATGCTGCTTATCGCTATGAGGGTGGGGTGGATATGCCACGTCACCTTCAATGGCGACTGCATAATTTACAGATAGCATCAAAGAAAGAGGTCAAGAATGTGGAATCATGAAATCACGCTGATCTCTAAAAAAGTTACAGGTAAGGATAAACTACTACAACCAATCTCTGAAGATGTTGAAGTTACTCTCTTATGTCGTAAAAAGAAGGTTACTCGCTCTGAATTTTATCAGGCGAATCAGGCAGGGTTAAAACCGAGCTTGGTCGTTGAGATTCGAAATTTTGAGTATGAGAATCAGGAGTTTGTGAAATTTGAAGGCAAGCAATATCGTATCTTGAAAACCTATCCTATCGATTCTGAAATTTTAGAGTTGACTTTGTCAGAGGTCTTGAAATGAGTAATGACCTTGCTGATTTGATAGCGAAAGAGCTTGCAGCTTACTCTGATGAGGTTACTGAGGAAGTGGATAAGATTGCCGAGCAAGTGGCTGATGAGACTGTGGATGAGTTGAAAGAGACAAGTCCGAAACGGTACGGAAAGTATCGTAGAAGTTGGAAAAAGAAGAAGTTGGCCAATGGCTCTTTCGTAGTGTTCAACGCAGTTGCAAGTCTTACTCACATACTTGAGAACGGGCACCTTTCAAGAAATGGTGGTCGTGTCGCTGGTATCGTCCACATCAAACCAGCTGAAGAAAAAGCAATTCAGAACTTTGAGAAGCGTATCAAGGAGATTGGGAAATGAAGCTATCAGACTTTGCTGCTATTTTGGAACAGGTAAACTTGCCTGTCACCTATCGAGCGTTTAAAACTGGGAACGCTCCTGACCTACCTTACCTGGTCTATTATGAATCAAGTCCAGCCATCAATGCAGCTGATAACACGGTTAATCATCAGATTAAGAGCGTGACAGTTGAGCTGGCTTTTGAGAATAAGGATGAAGATTTGGAAGAAAGTCTGGAAGAGCTGTGGACAACCCACGAGCTCTTTTTCGATGTTCAAGAAGAAACATTTATCGAGACGGAAAGACTCTATGTCAAGTCTTATACGGTCTATCTATATTAAGGAGGAATGACATGACTCAAGAAAATAAAGTAACCTTTGGTTTAAAAAATGTTCACGTTGCGCCAATTAAATCAATTGGTGCCGATGGAGTGATTGCTTATGATGAAATTTTCCGTTTTCCTGGTGCAATGGAATTAACATTGGATCCAAAGGGTGAATCAACACCAATCAAAGCAGATGATATCGATTATCACTTCATGAACTCAAATGAAGGGTATGAAGGGAAATTCAAAATCTCTCACATTATTGAAATGTTTGCGACTAAGATTTTGGGTGAAATCAAAGATGCTCAGACGGGTGTTTTGACTGAAAAAGCTGATGCAGAATTCACATCATTTGCCTTGATGTTCGAATTTTCAGGGGACAAGAATAAAACACGTCATGTCCTTTACTACTGTTCAGCGAGCCGTCCAGGCAATGGCTCAAAAACCAAAAATGGTACAAACGTCAATGAGCGTGAACTTGGCTTTAAAGCAAGTCCTCGTCCTCTGGATTCAGTTGTTAAACGTTCTATCACATCAGCTGATAATAAAGAAATTTATGACAACTGGTTCAAGAAAGTGTATGAACCTACTGCGGTGGTAGCTTAAGGAGAAGATCTATGCGTAAAATCGTTTTGGTTGGCGATCAGGAGTATGAGTTAGGAACTAATGGCTACACTCCTATCGCCTACAAGCAACAATTTGGGAAAGATTATTTTCAAGATTTGTTCTCGATGTTGAAAAATCAATCATTCATGAATGAATTGAACAAGCTGGAAACTGACAAGGAGTTGACAGCGACTAATATTGATATTTCGATGTTGTCAGATTTTGACATGACCTTTTTCAACCGTCTTTTTTGGACCTTTGCTAAATCTGCAAACCCTCACATCAAGCCTTATGAACAATTCTTCATGGAAATGGAAGTCTTTCCGATTCAGGAAGTTGGGCCTGTGCTGATGGAAATGCTGAATGCGAGCATGACGACAAAAAAGCACCAGATGAATCAGAATCAGCTAGCGAAGAAATCTTCACAGTAGAGTCATACTTGTCTTGCTGTAAAGAAACTGGTCTGTCTATCGATGATCTAAAGCATATCTCAATTGGAATGGCTCTGGATTATCAGACGGATTATGTGAATCTACGGAGCGAGGACAAAGGTGGCGAACGTAAGGCTACGCAAGCTGATTTTGACAGTTTTTAAAGAAAAAATGAGTGCTGAGAGAGCGATTCTGAGACCAAGTTCATTGGTCTGACTACATTATCAGTCGTAGAAGATATCTCAGCGCTTTTCTATTTTTTGAGAAAGGAGGAAATATGGCAGGAAATATCAAAGGTATCAAAATTGAAATCGATGGCGACACGCAACCTTTACAGAAGGCGCTGAAAAATGTCAATAAGGCTGCTACCGATGCGAGTCAGGAGTTGAGACAGATTGACAAGGCCTTGAAATTTGATACAGGAAACGTAACGTTACTGACTCAGAAGCAAGAAGTCTTGCAAAAGCAAGTTTCGACGACCAAAGAGAAACTAGAAACTTTGAGACAAGCTCAGTCTCAGGTAGAACAGCAGTTTAAAAATGGTGATATCGGTGCTGACCAGTACCGTGCTTTTCAACGTGAAGTCGAAGTTACTCAAAACGTCCTAAAAGGATATGAGGGTAAGCTTGCAAGTGTGAACCAGGCACTTGCCGAGAATGGGAGTGCTACTCAGAACAATAAGAACCAATTAAAAGAGTTGCAAAATGAGCAGAAGCAACTGGCTAGTGAGAATGAAAGAGTAGTCAGTTCATTCAAATTGCAAGAAAGTCAGCTAGGAGCTAACGCAAGTGAAGCTGACAAGTTAGCACTTGCTGAGAAAAGGATTGGAGCTCAATCTGATATTGTTGCTCGGCAGATTGAAAATCTAGAAAAACAACTAGCTCTTACAAAGCAAGAGTATGGTGAAAATTCAGCTGAAGCCAATAAAATGGAAACCCAGTTGAATCAAGCTAAAACAGCTTACTCAAATCTCTCTCAAGAGATGAATAATCTTGGGAGTGCTGGGAAACAAGCGAGCGGAACCTTAAGCGAGACAAACAATCTCTTAAAAGCTGAATTGCTCAATCAATTTTCTGAAAAGCTATCAGATATCAGTCAAAAGTTGGTTGATTTTGGAAAGAGTGCTCTTGAAGCCTTTCGTCAAGTTGACGAAGGTATGGACATCATTGTTACTAAAACTGGTGCTGGTGGTGAAGCACTTGAAGGAATGCAAAAAATCGCAAATGATATTGCGACAGAGTTACCGACGGACTTCTCAACTGTCGGGAATGCCGTAGGAGAAGTCAACACACAATTCCAATTGACCGGAGAAGCATTGAAAAACGCTTCAGAGGACGTTATCAAATTTGCAGAAATAAATGGTTCTGATGTAACTAATGCGACCATACAATCGAAACAAGCGTTGGAAGCTTATGGATTGTCTGTCGAAAATTTATCTACTGTTTTAGATTCGACCACTTTCGTGGCTCAAGCTACAGGTGTTTCGGTAGATGACTTGATGAAAAAGGCAACTGACGGTGCACCTCAAATTAAGTTGCTAGGTCTAAGTTTTGAAGAAGCGGTCACCCTTATTGGCCAATTGGAGCAACATGGTGTTGATTCATCTGCTGCATTGTCTGGTTTGACAAAGGCTGCAGGAGCTTATGCCAAAAAAGGCAAATCTATGACAGAGGGTTTGAAAGAAACCATCGATTCTATCAAAAATAGTAAGAGTGAGACAGAAGCTCTTAGCACTGCGATGGAAATTTTTGGAGCCAAAAAAGCTCCTCAAATGGTTGATGCAATCAAACGTGGAGCACTAAGTTTTGAAGAATTAGGCTATACATCCCAAGTATCAGCCGGACTAGTATCCTCAACATACGAATCTACGCTCGATCCTATTGACAAATTTAAGACAGCTCAAAATTCAGCTACTTTGGCCATGTCTGAACTAGGCGCTGCGATTGCAGAAGTCTTGGCTCCTGTTTTTGAAATGCTAGGGAATATCGTCAAGGGTTTTGCTGAATGGTTTGGTGGCTTACCTGGACCGATTAAAGAGTTTGTAGTGGTTATGGGTACTGTTGTGGCTATTGTAGGTGTAATTGTCCCTATATTTTTAACACTACAAGCGGCTGCAACTGCTTTGGAGATTTCGATTGGTGCAATGATCACAGCTGCTCTCCCAATTATTGGAACAGCTTTAGCGATTGCTGCTGCTGTTGCAGGAGTAGTAATCGCTTTAAAATATCTCTGGGATACAAACGAAGGTTTTCGTGAAGTCGTTACAACCGTCTGGAATGCGATTCTTGAAGTTATCAATGCAGTCGTATCAGAGATTTCTAATTTCATCATGAGTATATTTGGAACGGTTGTTGCTTGGTGGACGGAGAACCAGGAACTTATCAGGACAAGTGCTGAGACTGTCTGGAATGCCATTTATACGGTCATCAGTACAATACTGGATATACTTGGCCCCTTGCTTCAAGCTGGCTGGGATAACATTCAACTGATCATTACAACAGCTTGGGAAATTATCAAGACCGTTGTTGAGACCGCAATCAATGTTGTCCTTGGTATCATACAAGCAGTTATGCAGATCATAACTGGTGATTGGTCAGGCGCTTGGGAAACCATCAAGGGAGTATTCTCTACTGTATGGCAAGCTATTCAAAGCATTATTCAGACCATTTTTTCAGCTATCCAGAGCTACATTTCAAATGTTCTCAATGGTATTTCAGGAACTGTATCAAATATCTGGAACGGCATCAAGGATACTGTCTCAAATGTGTTAAATGCTATATCTAGTACTGTATCAAGCGTTTGGGAAGGCATCAAGAGTACCATTTCAGGTGCAATCAACGGTGCAAAAGATGCCGTATCTTCAGCTATTGAAGCTATCAAAGGATTGTTTAATTTCAGTATCAGCTGGCCACATATCCCACTACCTCACTTCTCTGTTAGCGGTTCAGCCAATCCACTCGACTGGTTGAGCCAGGGAGTTCCAAGTATCAGCATCGAATGGTATGCAAAGGGCGGTATCATGACGAAACCAACCATCTTTGGAATGAATGGAAATAACCTCATGGTTGGTGGTGAAGCTGGGAATGAAGCAGTATTACCACTCAATGACAAAACACTTGGTGCTATCGGTCGAGGTATTGCTCAAACAATGGGTGGAACTTCACCGACCATCAACATTACCATTAGTGGCAATACTATCAGAGAAGAAGCTGACATTATTCGGATTGCTGATGAGGTAGCGCAGAGGATTGCTGACGAATTGCAACGGAAGACACAATTGAGAGGAGGGTTTACATGATAAAGCATAATGAGCTTGTGATTGACGGTGTGAGAACATCGTCTTTTCCTTTTAAGGTCATTGTCCATGATTCTCCCTCAATTGCTTTAGGAGAGAGCAAGACAGCTCTCTTGGAGCATGGTGGTATCAGTGGAGCAATCGTTCAGACAAACAAGCATAGGGAACTGGTCAAGAAAACTTATACGATATACCTAGTAAAACCTACCGAAGAGCAGATGAATCAATTTATGAGTCTGTTTATCCGTGAGAAGTTCTGGCTAGAGAGTGAGCGAGTCAAAACAACTCGTCTTTGGTGCTATAAGGTCAACGTGAGTGACCTTGAAGAAGTGCAACCTGGTCTTTACATGACTAAAGCAACCTTCACTTGCCATCCTACAAAATACTTTAAAGGTACCGATACACAGAGATTGACAAGAAGTGGGACCTTGACCGTTCAAGGTTCTGCTCTTGCATTTCCTAAAATCACAATCGTTGGCCAGAGTGCTTCTGAGACTTCATTTACAATCGCTGGTCAGGTCATTCGTCTTGAAAGGCTTACTGAATCACTTGTGATGGTCAATAATCCTGACAACCCTAGCTTTAAAACGACAACAGGGAAGCCAGTGAAATGGTCAGGGGATTTTATCACAGTTGATCCAGCGAAAGTGAAGAATGTTGGGGTTGTTCTAGGCTCAGGTATTCAATCGCTTGAAATCGAGACGGTTTGGGGGTGGGCATAATTGCTTTATTTACTTGATAAAGATGTAAGAACCGTGCGTTGGAACGGGGAGCCACTTCATGAAGCTACTTCTGCGATTGTTAAAGAGACCATGAATGGCGATTTCACCTTAACTGTGAAATATCCTATTTCTGACTCTGGTATTTATCAACTTATTCAAGAAGATATGTTGATAAAAGCTCCGACTCCTGTTTTAGGAGCGCAGCTATTTCGCATCAAGAAACCCATTGAACATAATGACCATCTGGAAATCACAGCCTATCACATCTCAGACGATGTGATGCAACGTTCTATCACACCAATGAGCGTGACTAGTCAGAGCTGTGGCATGGCTCTTTCTCGCATGGTTCAAAACACCAAAACTGCTTTGGGTGATTTTTCTTTCAATAGCGATATCCAGGATCGTAGGACCTTCAATACGACTGAAACAGAAACTCTCTACTCTGTATTACTGGACGGTAAGCACAGTATCGTCGGGACATGGGAAGGCGAGCTGGTTCGCGATAACTTTGCGATGACTATCAAGAAAAGTCGAGGTGAGAATCGTGGTGTTGTTATCACAACACACAAAAATCTGAAGGACTACCAACGTACAAAAAACAGTCAGAATGTTGTCACAAGAATCCATGCCAAATCGACTTTTAAACCTGAAGGTGCTGAAAAGGAAACGACCATCAGAGTGACTGTTGATAGTCCTCTTATCAACTCTTACCCTTATATCAATGAAAAAGAGTATGAGAACAACAACGCAAAGAGCGTTGAAGAGTTGCAGAAGTGGGCACAGGCTAAATTTACAAATCAAGGCATTGACAAGGTCTCTGATGCTATCAAAATTGAAGCCTATGAACTTGATGGGCAAGTTGTTCACATGGGTGATACAGTCAATCTCAAGAGTTGGAAACACAATGTCGATTCATTCAAGAAAGCTATCGCTTATGAGTTCGATGCTTTGAAAGAAGAGTACCTCTCTCTGACTTTCGATGATAAGGCAGGCACTGGTGGTTCTAGAGCTTCTGGTGGGCTATCTAGCGCAGCTGATGCAATCCTTGGTGTGACAGAATCAGCTCAAGAAATCGCCCTAGAAAAGGCCCTTCAAAATGCTGACTTAGGTTTTGATCATCAAGCTGGATTGTTGAGACAGGAAATTTTGGACGGTATCGAACTTGCTAGAGCTAAAGCTGAAGAAGTTAAAAGAGAACTGTCTGACACTATCAATCAGCGTTTCGACAGTTTTGAAAATGGTCCTTTACAAGATGCTAAACGTAGGGCTATAGAAGCCTTGAGAAACGCTGGCGCCAGTAGCCTACTCGCTCAGGAAGCTAAGCGGATTGGGTTGGACTCTATCGCTAAACTTGAAGCGTTCAAGTCGCAGGCCACGAGCGCTCAGACGGCCTTGTCAGGTGATTTGGATGCTTTGAAAAAGACGGTCACAAGTGAAGTCAATCAAGCATCAGAATATCGCAGAACGACCACAGAGGCTCTTAGTCGCATGACTGGCCAGATGAATGGATTTGCGACGAAATCAGAAGTCGCTCAGGGTATCGATGGGCTGACTCAGACTTTCGCTAAAATGAGGGTCGGTGGACGGAATTTGTTAAGAGGTTCGAAAGGGCCTTTTCTTCCAGATAGAAAGCCAGCAAATTTTGACAACAACATTCTGTATGTAGGAAATACGTCTATTTACATGGAACAGGGGCAGGAATATATCATTTCTGCCAAAACGGACGGGAACTTTACAGCTCATCATGATGGATTTAAAGAATCCGATAACGTAGTTCTTTGGATTATGGACAAGGATATCAGAAATTATCAAATTGTATCAGACCTCAAGACAGGCACCACAGGAACGAAAATCATTTGGAATAAGCCAACAGGGATTTATCATCTACGAGTTAACACTTATCACAAAGAAGCAACCAAAAGCGTCTGGGACGTGAAGATTGAGAAAGGCAATATCGCGACTGATTGGAGTCCAGCTATTGAGGATGTAGAAAGTCAAATCACAGAAGCTAGGACTGAATTTAAGCAGACTGCTGATGGTCTATCTACTAAGATGGCAGCGGTTGAAACCTATGTTGGTCAAGATAATCAGCGACAGGAATCCTTGAGAAGATACACTCGAGAAGAGAGCGCAAAACAAGCGACGACAGTTCGTGAGCTGGTCGCTCGAGATTATGTTGGTAAGGCTACTTATCAAGAGGATGTGAGAGGTCTTGAGCGTAGGTTTGAAGCTATCACCAATCCACAAAATGGATTGATAGCAACTCAGATTGCCAACTACAAAACAACAGTTAACGGACGATTCGCAGATATATCATCTCTACTTTCTGGTAAGGCTAGTCAGGCCGACTTCCAAAGAGTCAAGGAGACTAGTCAGCTTTACGAGCGCATTCTGGGCAGTACAGATAATGGAATTGCTGATAATGTAGCTCGTATGGCTGTTACCAATCAAATCTTCCAGGTTGAAGTTGGGAAGTACGGTGGAGGAGGTCCTAACCTTGTTAAGAATAGTGATTTCAAAGATGGTACGAGCGAATGGTCATCTACTCAAAATTTGGGAAGATTGGTTAAGCATGGCTTTTATCACAATGGTCAAAAAGACATCATGCGTTTAAGTAACTCTACTCAAAGTGAAAACTTCTTATATAGTCCTCGCTTTGAACTCGAACGAAATACAGACTATGTGCTGAATTTTCGAGGATTTAACAATAGTAGTTTGGTAAGCTATGATGTTTTTATTTTAGGACGAAGAGCAGGCGAGAGCAATGGATTCACAATCATTAAGCAAGTTGTTAGTAGTAAGAAACTATCTACTGCTAGGTGTGAAGACGTCTCAATCACATTCAATTCAGGCGAAATGGATAATGCATTCATTCGTTTTGATAACAATGGTGCACAATCTGGAACTGCTGATTTATACATCACAGAGGTTGATTTGTACAAGGGCTATAAACCTCGTCCATGGCAACCACATCCAGAAGATATAGTCACAGATGCGAATACAAAGCTTGAAGCAACGCAAACAAAAATGACTCAACTAGCTGGTTCATGGGCCGTTCAAAACATCAATAACGCAGGTGATTTGATTTCAGGAATCAATCTTGGTGCTAACGGTCATAATCGATTCGTTGGTAAGTTGACTCATATCACTGGGGAGACCTTGATTGATAAAGCAGTTATCAAGTCAGCCATGGTAGATAAGCTGAAAACAGCCAATTTTGAAGCAGGTTCAGTGACTACTGTAATCTTAGATGCTGAAGCTGTTACGGCCGAAAAATTGAAGGTTGACCAGGCCTTCTTTAACAAACTTGTCGCAAACGAAGCTTACTTGAGTCAACTATTTGCCAAACAAGCCTTTATTAACCGAGTTCAGAGTGTTGCAATCGATGCAAGTCAGGTTCGGTCAGGCATTTTAAGCGGTGACCGAATCTATGGTGGAACGATTCGAGGGGCCAACATCTATGGGGGAACCCTAACTGGTCACACTCAAATTCAGTTAGGGACATACGGTTCTTTTGATACGGTGAACGGAGGTATTCAAATTAATGTGCCTCGTACTGTCAATGCCAAAGATGGCTTGGGAGTTCAATTTATCGGCTCTTACGGTCGTGGAGAAAATGTCCCTTACGGTCTTTTTATCTACAAAGATTCTGATTTTACAGTAGGTGGGACTGCAGAAACAAGTGATGATTTTCTTTTAACGGTTGAAGGCTACATCAATGCGAAAGGCATTGGTTGGCTTAAGACAGGGAAAGGAAGTGTGAACGGTAAAACAACAGGGACTATTGGATTCTGGAACTCAGACAATGTATCTTTGAGTTTTGGTGGATCAGGAAATGATATCTACTATAGTTACAATGGCACAGCATACAGTCTGTGGTCAGTTGTCAATCAGCACTTCTCAGACAGACGTCTGAAAGAAAACATCGTTGACTGCGAGCACAAGGCTCTTGATTATATCCAGCAATTCCGATTCAAGGAATACGATTGGAGAAAGCAAGAGGATAGACCACAACAAGCACACACGAATATTGGTCTGATTGCCCAAGAGGTTCAAGAGGTGGATCCTACGCTCGTTTATGAGAACGGCGACACGATGAACCTGGATAATCTCAGATTGACCAATATCGCTCTTAAAGCAATTCAGGAGCTTGCTCTTGAAAATAGAAAACTAACACACAGATTGGAGAACTTAGAAAATGAACGCAGAACAGCTTAACCAAGCCTTACAAATGACAATTAGTGAGATGTCAACAGCCTCAACAAATTCGATGATTACAAGTAATCTCTTGAGCATTCAGTTGAATGAGCAAGTTGCAGAGAATCAAAGACTTCAAGCACGAGTGGACGAGCTGGAAGCTCTGCTTGATGAACAAACTAAACCAGCTGAAGAAGGAGAATAGGCATGGCAATCAATGGATATAATCTATCAACAAAACCGTACTTAAGAATTTCTGGGTCCAATGTTGAGACTGTTGTAGAAATTCAACTATCAGAAGGAAACCGCTACAGCACTAACTCACGATCATTCCCTGGAGACCGTACAAATGAATCAGAAGACGTCTTGATTCAAGCGGTGCTGGATGTTCTCAAGTCTGAATTGGACCCAAGCTCTGCAATTGTGCAGGCGCAGAATAAGCTTGAACAAGCTGAGCAGCAGATTGCTCAAAACAAGAGCGAGCAGGATAGACTTGCTCAAGTCATCAAGCAGACTGAGGAAAATTCGAAGGTGAACCAGAAGGTCATTCATGTGCTGGTCTTAAACTCTGTCATGAGTAAGAACATTGAGTACGGTACGACCTACAAGGAGTTGATTGAGTTGATTCCACTTGCTGAAGTTGGTAAGACCTACTTACCACATGACCTGATTACGATTGAAGATCCTGAGCATATTGAAGTGAATGGCGAAGGGAAACGCATTTTGGTTCAGCTTAACAAGGAATTTACATATAATGGCGAGCCAGTCAGCGCGTTTGTGACAAATGGCTCCCTGGAGCAAAACGGAACGGGTGTCGCTTGGAAATTTGAAGGGAAGGAATAGGAGGTGTATATGCCAGGATATGAACGATTTCTCGTACAGATCTTCATCACCCTTATCCCTGTGATTGGTCTTTATTTTTCGATGAAAGATAAAGCAACCAAGCAAGAGAATCGTCTTACGATTTTAGAGAAAGATATCGAAAATCTGAACGAATTCAAGACATCAGCCAACAAACGGCTCGATAACCATGATGAACAGAATAAG